TTATATCAATTCGTTTACCTTCTGCTGTACTGCTGCCGGACTATAACCCGCAGCCTTCAGGCGGTCAGTTCGTTCCTGACCATTCCCCCAGTCACCCCGAATGACTTCTTTTGCAATAGCGGTCAAATCTATTGCAGCGTTTCCTTTCAGAATCATGTTTACTGCATTTTGTACTTCCTGATAATTGTACCCTGCCACTTCAAGGTTGTCCCGTCGATCTGGATTGTTACCCCACTGACCGGCGATTACTTCTTTCGCAATATCCTGTACAGATTTTGAAGATATCGTTTCACTTCCATTTATCAGGGTGTTTACAGCTTCCTGTACTTCCTGATAATTATATCCGGCATTTTCTAATGCACTTTGTCTTTCCTTACCGTTTCCCCACTCTCCCAGATACACCTCTTTAGCGATTTCCTCTATAGACTTTTTGGTGGAAGGCTGTGGCGTAGTAGTGGCTGCATAATGAGGTGTAATGAATCCACGGATGTATTTACCATTCACAGCAATATCTCTATAACCGACTGTATTGCTTTTGTTACCCTCAATGACCTTGATCGTGGATCCATCACATGAAATCACAATACCAACATGATCCGACCATCCAGTACAATCACCAACACCATTGTCATTCCAGTCATACAGAATCACGTCACCGGTATCAGGTACATAGGCATCATTTTCAATCCAGATACCTGCAGTAATAGCAAGTTTAATCATGCTTTCACAACTACATTCAACGCACGGAAAGATACCTGAAAGTCCGGTTGCGATAAATGCAGCTGAGGTTGCCGTTGCACACCACGGATCACCAACACTCATCTTGTATCTGGTACATAATCCGGAATCATTAAAAATTTTCAGAATTTCTTTATGCTGTTCACTTCCCTCTGTGATCCCAACATATTTAGAGAGCCATTCTGAGGCTTTCGATCTGTCACCGGAAGAACCGGATTCACCATCATACTGAGTCAGGTTATACTGTTCAATCACGTCCATATTACTCTGAACATAAGTCGAACGGGACGCATACCCATCCGCTTTGATTGTTTCCAGATATTTCTGCGGATCCGTGATTCCTTTAAGATTCTGATATCTAGCAAGCTGGATGAATTCAAAGTACCCTTTGACTCCATCTTCCATTGAATCAAATACCCTGAAATTATCAGCAATCATTGTCAATACACCCGGTTCATATTCTTCCTGTGTGTTCATGTTCACACTCTTACCAGTCCACTTTGTACCGCACTTAAGGCCAAAATAGTTGTGATAATTGGCTGCAAGCTTTGACTCACCCCATCCACTTTCCAAAATTGCCTGTGCAATGATCGGACTGTGTACGCATATACCAAAAATTGCAGCATACTTTTTAACGTACCCTGCAATCTGATCAATAAATTCCTGATTTGTCATAGATGATCACCTCTTATTTCTTTGGTTCTGTATAAGTAAGTGCCTGATCACTGTCAGTAATACCTTTGGTTGTCGGGTCAGTTACAACACCAAGAATCGCAAGAACCGCAAATACTGCATTTACCACATCAAGCAGTTTGTTACCAAGATTACCAAGATCAAGGGTATAACCAAACACTGCTGCCACAACTTGAATCAACAGAAGTACAGCCGGAATCAGTGCAACCCAAAACGCTTTGTTTTTAATTCTTACAATCCAGTTAATATTTTTCATGTTCTATACCTCTTTCTTTTTCAAATGTAATTCTTCAATCTCATGCATCATTTTTGTGATCATTCCATTACCACTTAAAGCGTGGTATGCGTCGTACATTTCCATAAAATTTTCATAAGCGTATGATGGAATATCACCCAACATCATGTACTTATCGTGATATTCGATAAGCTGAACCCTAAGTAAAAGCATTGTGCCTTTACTGTTTGCGTCCCTGTCTTTTTTCTGATTTTTTAGTAACCAAACCACGTACCCCATAAGGGCTGTGATAATGATTGGTAAGACAATTGTATATGTTGAATAAATAAACTGTTCCAATGGTCTGTGTGTCCTTTCTGTACACGAAAACAACCGCTTCTGACGTTATATAATCGTCATATAGCGGTTGTTTTCGTGTATGTGATAATTTCCTCGCCTGTTGATTATTCTGCTAATTCAGGACAATCAAGAGCGACCAGTACTTCTTTCACTTTGTCCTTGATTTTCTCAGGAACATCAGCAAAAGTTTTCTTTCCCTTAACAATAAGAGTTGCGTAAATAACTGCCATAATCTGCACATCCTTTCTACATAGAATTTTTATGATAAACTGAAATAACATCAGTTTTCACCGTCCAAAATAGCCTTGACTGCTTCTTTCAGCTTGTCCGGCACATCATCAATGGTCTTAACACCTTTTAGGATCAATGCTGCATAAATCTTTACCATGGTACAATCTCCTTTCTTATGGCATCATTTCATAAATTTCACACAGTGCGAGCTGTGTCTGTGTGATCTGGTCCATTGCATCTGTAATCAGTTCCTCGACTGTACGTCCTTCCTGCGCCACGCATACTTCATAAATAGTACCCGGATATTCGGTCAATGAAGTGAATGTGATGTACTTCTCATAGACTTTTGTCTCTCTGGAATCCTCTACTTTCATCAGCTCAGTTTTTGATTCATCTTTGAAAATATTCAGGATCTCTTCTCTGGACTGATTGATGATCTTTACTTTCAGGTATCCAGCTGATTCAGAGACCTCCTGTACATTCAACTCAGACGCATCTTTGAATATGATTTTCATATTTTTCCTTTCCGAAGAGAGATTTTGAATTAAATAGCAAATTAAAAAATGTAGAGACAACAATAAACAATAATTTAACTGTTACGAAATGTTCTTTTGCATTAAATTCATCAAATATAGATATATCAACAAAAAATTCAAGAGTTCAGTGTTTTAAAATTGGACACATAGCATTTATCAATGGTGTAATTAAAATCAAAAAAGCAATTAACATATATTCTCCATTGCGAATTGGAACGGGATTTCCTAAATTACATTCCTCATACTCATATAATGCTTACAGCTCTAGTTTTTCACAAGATAATACATATGCTTCTTGTTTTGCTGAAATAAATAAGAACGGTGATTTGGATCTTGCTGTACGTTTTCAAAAAATAGCAGTGGGAGATATTTTCTATATAAACATGTGTTATATTTGTCAATAGATCAATTCTTTTTGTACAGAACAAATACATTCGCTAACGCAATACATGTTCCCGTTCCGAAATTGTGTCCTTTTATGTAAAGTAAATCATTGCTACTGTTATAATAACAGGACACGATATTTACCCATGCATCCCAATCTCCAACTAGGTCATATCCGATCACTCCAATAGGTGTGTAGCCATTTACTGTAGGCGGTTTTAAATAATAATTGAAATCCTTTCCTGCGCCAACGTTTATATTATTTGTTACAGCTACTTGCTTTACAGACAATAAACTTTTTAAATTATTGTTCATCGTTGTCTCTGCATTTTTTAATTTGCTATTTAATTCAAAACCTCTCTTCTTTGTTCATTTTTCAAGTTACTATAAGCGTGCATAACAAAAACACCCGGTTGTAACCGAGCGTAAAATGATCTTCTTATCTATGCACTTAGATATTTCTTGTGATGATACTTGACCGACTCCTGATCTACGGTACAATAAAGCATCGTTGTTTCCGTCTTTGCGTGTCCGGCAAAGATAGATGCTTCCTGCAGTGGCATTCCTCGGTTTAATGCATTTGTTAAAGCCGTCCCTCGAAATCGATGCGGGTGTGCCTTTTCTACGCCAGCACGTCTTCCGGTTCGCCGGATCATATCCTCTATCCCTGTTTTCGTCAGTCTATTATACGGTTTTCTTACTCCTACAAACAGTGCCGGATTGGAGTCGGTTCTGCTCTGCAGGTATTCATGTAGATACATATGTGTCCTTTCATTCAGGTACACCGTCCTTTCTTTTCCACCCTTTCCGTATACAATCAGGTCTTTCGTTCCCCATCGAATATCTTCTATATTAAGATTCTTCAATTCGGAAACTCTGACAGCTGTTGAATACAGAAATTCCATCATAGCTTTATCCCTCAATGTCTTGCAACTTCTTAAAAGCTTTTCCCTGTCAGTATCTGAAAAAGGTCTCTTGATCCGTTTTTCGACCTTGATCTGTTCTACCAGGATCATGGGATTCTTACGGATTCTGTCACGATCTCTGAGCCAGGCGAAAAAGCTGCTATATGCAGCACGTGCACCTTTCAACGTACTGTTCTTCACTTTCCTGATATTCTTATATAATCTCAGATATCCAGAAATATCGCCATCAGTAATATTTGCTACCGACTTATTCACATAGGACAATAACCTTGTCAGCTCATATCTGTACCTTTTCACCGTTTCCACAGTCTTACCTTCCAAAGCTCTTGACATCAGATAGTCTTCCAGGTCAATCATCCATGAATTATCTACGCACTGTAGCTCTGTCTGCTTCACGATATCACAGCCTGAAAATGTAATCTGCAATGCACTTTTTAGTTCCCTCAGTTCATCCTCATTCAATACCGGCTGCATTCTTCGTAACACTTCCATTATCTTTTGTTCCATAACAAAACCTCCTAATCTTTTGATTTAGTATAACAACAAAGATGGTGAACAGTTCAGTCAGTACTGAATTAAATAGCAATTTAGTAAATGCCAAAAATAAATTAACCGCGCTTTCCGATTCCATAAATAATCTTGGCTCGACAAAAACTGTAAAGTTGGCAAACAAGTCATCCAGTAATGGTGTTGCAACCTATACAGACTATGTAACATTACCTTCTGCCGGAAGCTATGTTATCTATTGCAATGCTACAATGAGTGGAACACCGACATCTGGAGTATCAAATTTAGGCATACAGGTAAATAGTGTAGATGGAACCGGTGGTTTTCATTCTGTCGGCAGTTGCTCGCACAATGGTTTCGCTATAGATTTGAATGGATTCTACGTTCTTACAACAAAAGTATCCAATGAGAAAATCCGATTAAGGCTATATCAGAATGGCGGTTACGCAGAAACATGGAAAAATATATCGGTTTATTATAAGAAGATCTTGTAATCACCGAAATTATTTTATACGGGTTGCCGTAATTTCTACATCATTCACCGTTCTGTTATGGCTACTCCATATAGCCAAACCATACGTGCCGGCATTTACGGACGCAACGAAGGTATGTGTGCACGTCGGATAAAAACCAGATCCGAAATAAATAAGAGAAGTACTTTGTGCCTCCCACCAAGAAACACCAGTAACGCCAAGGGTAAAAGCATCGAGGTTTTGTCCTAATGCCTGCGGCTTTGCAGTGATTGTAAAAATGTACGTACCTTTTGGAAGTGTAACTTTTGCAACATTATTTACCCAGTTATTAGCATTTCTATAGCTGTAACTAGCTGTTTTTCCAAAATACTGCGTTCCTATAACACCTAAGCTGTTATTTGCTTTTGACAGGCCGGCAGTTGTCTCTGTTAATTTGCTATTTAATTCAGTAAGCTCTTCCTTTAACTTGCTGATGTTACCGATCACATTAAACAGTGGATTCACCTTTACAATATTGATTCCATTCAGTTCCACGCTATACAGAGGAAAGTCTGACTGCATTGCACCGGTCAGGATATTTCCATCTACTGCCGTCGGTGCTGTAGCTGTCCCGGTAGAATCTTCCCCCTGGATAACTACCAGATCAACTGTCTCTTTTCCGGTACTGTCTTTTGTGTACCGGAACACAATCAGATCAATCCTGTTCGTTCCAGAATGTCCATTGTTAATCGTAACCAGTGCGCTGTCATTTGCCGGAATCCTTACGTGCCGCCCGTACATGACCGCATCACCATCAGAGATTTTTACAATGTTATTGGACTGTACCTCCGCTTTTAACTGGCTGCCATTTTCCAATACATATTTTGCACTTCCGAAAATCCCGGCAAATAGTGCACCGTCAGATTCTGCACTAACTGCACGTCCTGTATCTCCTGTATCTAAATAATTTGTTGCCATTGTTATTCCTCACCAACCTTATACGTTATAGTTTCTATGCCATTTTTTATTTTTACAATTTCCTGCGTGACCGGTTCTTTCAGAACAATTCCTGTCGCACGGTTTCTTCCACCAACAATATCACCGATATCCACGTCTAATTTACTGAACGATGCAGAGACAGAATCCGAACTTTTCAGTTCCTTCAGATGTTCAATTCCTTTTTCTTTCAGCTCTGTAGCTGATTCAGAATTTCCATAATCGTATGTTTCTGCGATCTCATATTCTCCGAAATACGCCTGTTTTTCGGTGATCTCTCCTGTCTTATCTACATACAGATCAACCACCGTTCTGGCTGCCAATTCGCCAGCTCCGAGACAGATCAGATGGTTTACCCCTCCGGTTTTCTTTTCAATTATGATTTTCATTCCGTAGTCATCGGAATACTCATATTTCTCTGACAGATCACTTATGGGAACCGCTGATATATTCACACAAGAATCCTTGTCGTTGTAGACGATTTTCAGCTTTGCACTCACCGAGGACAACATTTTTACAATGCCGGAATAAGCATCAATGTACCTCGGAAATTGATAGCTGCTTATCTGTATTCCGGAAGATGTTCCAGGAACAGCAAACAGATCTACCAGATCACACCGCTTTATCAGCAATGCAAGAATATCATGTACATCACCGGATACTGTCAGGTAATCTTTTCCGTTGTCCGGTCGGATCACTTTCTTTTCCAGAACACCACGCCAACTTCTTCCGGAATAATATACCTTGGATTTTTCTGTGTCGACTTTTACATCATCCACAATACCGCCGTATTCTTCGTCTTTTACATACCAGATGCATCCGGCACTCATGCAGTGATTTTTCACATTCATTTGAAGCTCAAAGTCATTATTGCCTCCGAGTTCCAGATCAACAGAATATTTTTCAAGACTCCCTTGTGGAAGCCTGTTTACGTCTGTATACATTACTTCCACAATGGTTCACTCCTTTTATCAACGAGGATTAAGTCAAATGAAAAGCTACCGTCCCACGCAATAATCTGTGTACCGGACGCAATCTTCTCAAATATGTAATACTCTTTTGCCGCCGACCAAAGAACATTTTCTGTATACCCGTCAGTATGTATTAGCTTTACCGTTTTTCTCCGGGAATCAATCTCCAATCTCTCACCTGCATTTAAAGAAGTATTAACCTGATAGGTATTGTCTCCAATCTTCACAAGCGGTTTTGATACGTGACCATATATCCGCAGCATAAAATCTGATTCTGTAATAGCTGGGTTGCTGATCGAGGAAGATGATACCTGATTCAGATAATAGTATCCGTATTTGTATGGGTATTTCTTCAGACCATCCATTTCAACTGTCTTGCCTTCTGTCTTCAGGAAATTGTACTCTCTTTCCTGTACCCAGTCCGGCTGATCTGTTGCAATGGTGACTTCAATCTCCAGATACCGTTTTGTCAGATACCACTTTGCTTTCTTCGATGCTACGATATAGCAATTAAGGTAATAGCCGTCCTGATACAGTCTTCCCGACTGTTCCGCAAGGATATCAGATTCAAAGATTTGGAAGATAGCATTTCTTTTTGCAATCCCCTCTTCCTCAGTGGCGGCAGAAATAATGATCTTCATTTTTTTCTCTTTGACACCTTTATGAAAGTTGGTAATCTCGTCATAATCAGTATCATATTCCCATTCATAATTCCTAAGTTCGGAATCTGTAATAAAAATACCACCCGAACCAAAGTCAATACTTTGGTTCAGATGGTTCACGTATCTTGCTACATCAAGCATACTTTTTCACCAACCTTGCAATTTCTCTATTGTCAAATTCAAATTCTACACCGTTCGTCAGGACATCAATCAGCAGTTTGTACAATCCACCATTCCGCATCCAATTAAAGATTGCTTCCAGTAATGCACGGGTTGCTTCACTGTCACCATTTCCACTTCCGGCATTATTCACAGCTTCCTGAATCATGTCCATCAGATTATGTGTACCAACTACTGTTTCACTTCCGGCTTCACCGCCTGCCAAGAACTGATTTGACTTAGCGTTGTAACCGAAAATAGTCGGCTGATTCATGATCATACCATCGTCCATTGCCTTTTTGTACCATTCGATTCCAAAGTGTGGAACACTTGGAGGTTTCAAGCTAAAAGAACCACTAATTGAAATATGAGGAAGTTTCAAATGTGGTAATGACCATGAAAAATTCATGAGTGACTTAATATAACCAATTGCATTACCAACTATATTTTTGCAGCCATCCCACACAGAAGAAAATGCGGACCTGATACTGTTCAATACACCAGTTACTGTCGATTTTGCACCATTAAGACCGCTGGATACTACGGACTTGATGTTATTTACAGCACTAGATACTACAGACTTGATTCCATTCCACGCGCTGCTGAATACAGATTTAATCACATTGAGTATTGATGAAACAACTGACCAGATACTGTTCATCACACTGGTAACTGTCGAGCTGATCATGAGCAAAACATTGGATACAACGGATTTTATTGCATTCCAATCACTGACAAATTTATTCTTGATATTACTCAAAATATAAGTCAGGAAACTTGATACCGTATTCCATGCGTCACTAATCACACTTGATATAATGTTAAGTGCCGACGATACTGTATCTTTGATGTAATTCCATGCCGATATGATGTATTCCTTGCAATTCTCCCAAATAAACCGCCACGGGAGTGTTATGATCTGGAATGCTGCATCAATAATACTTCCAATCAGCATGATACCGACTGTGATCACATTCTTGATTGTTTCCCACACTGCACTTACAGTATCAGCTATTGCAGTAAACACATTGGTTACTGTTTCTTTTACAGATTCCCATGCAGCCTGTACTTTCTCCACCAATCCACTAAAAAAGCCTTTGATAGCGTCAATAACCGTACCAAAGACTTCCTTTATTTTTTCCCAAGCATTTGTGACTGCTTCTCTGAATCCATCATTTGTGTTCCAAAGTGTTACCAGTGCCACAACAAGACCTGCAATTATAGCAATCACCGCAACGATTGGATTAGCTGACATTGCAGCAAATAAGCCGGTCATTGCAGTTTTCACACTATCAATAATCTCTCCAATCTTAGAAGCAAGTGCAAGTGAACCAAGCGTTGTAACAACTCCTAAAATAATCGGTGATAATGTAATGAGAATATCAATAAAACTCTGTATATTACCAATCACTTCTATTACTTTGGTTGCAAAATCTCCAAGATCCTCTATAAACTCTGTTACACCGTCCATTCCTTTTTCAAAGAATGTTGTAAAATCAATTTTTTGAATCCAGTCAAATACCCTTTGTAGGGCATCACCGACAGACGTTGCAAATGCATCCCAGTCTATTGTTTCCATCCAGTCTGACAACTGCTGTAAAAATCCCATGATTGTAGGTGCAAGTTTTGAACCTACTTTTGTCAGGATATTTTCAAACAATGCCTGTACTGAACTCCATGAACCTGATATTGTAGTACCTGCTTCAAGTGCGGTTGTTCCGGTTATACCTAAGTTGTCCTGAATCTTGTGGATTGCTTCAATCATCTGATCAAATGTCACATTGTCAAGACTTTCTATTTTCTCACCAAGTACACCTGAATCATTGATCAACCTGATCATTTCAGACTGTGTACCGCCGTATCCAAGCTTTAAGTTGTCAAGCATGGTATAGTTCTGTTTGGCAAATCCCTGATAAGCGTCCTGTATAGAACCAATGTCAGTACCCATCTTGTTAGCATTATCCGACATATCAGTGATAGCAAGGTTGGTCAGTTCAACCGCTTTTGCAGTATCACCGCCAAGCCCCTGAATCAATGAAGCAGCAAATGACGTTGCGGTGTCCATATACTGATTTGAACTCATCCCGGCTGTCTTATATGCCTTTTCAGCATAATCAATCAGTTTACCGGAACTGTCTTTGAATAATGTTTCAACACCGCCAACTAACTGTTCATATTCAGCATAGTGACCAACCGCTGATTTTGTCACATCTGCCATTTTTTCAGCTAACTGTGCACATCCTGAAATTACTTTTGTGATTGCTGTAGATGCTAAATTCGCAAGCGTGGCTTTCCATGTCGTAAATCCACTGTCTGCATTCTTGGCAGCTTGTCCGGCATCTTCTACTGAATCACCTGCACCATCTGCCTTTTTATCAACATCTTCCAGTGTTTCAGCTGTGTCCTTTGCAGACTTTGAAACCTTTTCAATGTTGTTCACCGCATCAGCGTAATTGATCGTTATTTTTCCGACCAACGAAAAAATATCCAACGATTAGCCACCCCCTTTCAACGGCGGCACGAATCCATTCAGAATTTCATTTGCTTTTTCCACCTGTAACTTAATCTGTGCATTGTTCATTGTCGGTTCAGTTTGTTCAGTCTTTTCAACTTTCGGTGCTGTACTCATAAACCGCTGTTTAAATTCTTCAAAATTTCCAACATCATCAGCAAGTGGGTTTGCTGTGATTGCACAGTATAAGTCCCACTGTTTATCTTCATTGTCCTGTTTCAGAACTGTTCTAACAGTAGCGTCTAATTTCCCCCGGCTGATTGCTGTATCTAAATAGTTGTAGGGGTTACCGTATCTACGGTTGCAGCACTCATCGAATCGTTCTGTTCCGTACCCACTAATTCGGCAACACCCTCGAAAAAATCCATAAGATCATCTTTCTTAGCAAAATCTTTTACCATGACAACAAACCGTTTCAGCTTGAATTTCTTCACATCATCAGTAGTAACCGCTGTACCGTTGTCCCACTCCATACAGTTAGCAAAAAACTTACAGATTTCATTTCTTGCCTTGGAAATATTCTTGATCAGAATGCCACATACTTTCATAGCAATTACAATACCGACTTCTTTCATGTCTGTACCTGATTCCTGCAACTGCTGAATCTCGTCTTTGTCAAATGCACCAATAACCTGTTCTACTCCGATAACCGCAAGAACCTCACAAAAGTCAAATGCGTTATCAACTGTTAAATCCTTAAATCTGAAATCTGCCATGATTATTTATCCTCACTTTCTTTTTTCGATCTGTTTCTTCTACCACCATTTGCAGGTTTATCCTGTTTTTGTGCAGGTGTTTCTTCATGTTCAACAGGTTCAATCTGTTCATTCACTGTTTCCTGTTCCTGATCTTCTACCTGTTCCGCAGATACAGCAGGTGTTTCCTGCTGCACTACTTCATCAGAAATATCAACCACAAACATTCCTTTGTCCTGAATTTCTGCAAATCTTTCTTCTGTCATATCCAGTTTTTCACCGATCACATGACCTTCACCTGTGTACTTGTCTGTATATTCTCTTACTACTACAACTCGCATAATTCACACCCCCCTACACAACAGCGTTTGGATAGTAAATAGCAATATCCAACTTGTTTAAGCTGTCGTTTTCAAGATCAGCTGTACACTCAAACTTAACAGCAAATGTTGTCTGTTCAGCGTTCTTTGTTTCTAACTCAAACGCTTCTGTACAAAGTGCATTCGGTAAAATAATGATTACATTCTTACCGCTTGAAAGTGTTCCGACATATGCAACATTTTCAAGATAATCTGCTTCTGTGATATTTTCCTTAGATACATACTTGACATAGGTTGTATCTTCGGAAGTGGATTTTACAAGGTGTAATGCATTTACAAGAATATCTTCTGTAAGTTCTGTCATCTGACCTTCAAGTGTGGCAGATTCACCAACTTTCTGCTTGCTGACACCTTTGATCAGTACAGTTGCACCATCAACCTCAATATCAAGCCACTGCGCTTCGTAGTTGAACTTAAGACCACCGGAAGTTGCACCAAGTGGTGTACCAGTCCAACCGTTGCTGGCTGATTCGTATTTCAAATTTTTATAGATCACACCTGCACCCAAGATCATGTTCTTGATAGTTTCAGATGTAATACCATGCTTTTTTAAGCCCATTCTTTTATGCTCCTTTCCACTCATTTGTGTTAAGTGTTATCGTAATTCTAAAAAGATCTTCTTCACCTGTTGGAATCATTAAACCGTTCCAATAGGTAATAAAAAAAGCAGTTCCTTCCTGAACTGCCCTTAAATCTTCAAATGCTTTTTTTAGTTTGTCATTTATTTCTGCAAGCGGTAATTTTGACCCCCTTGACCAACCGTCAAGTGTAAACACACCGCCTGTATATCCGTCCTCTAATCTGTGTTCAATTTCATTGAACGAACCGACAAAGTAAGGATAGCTAATTTCACCTGTCCATTCACCAAATTCATAGGGAATACCAAGTTGATCAAGCTGATCAGAAATAAAACCAAGCATATCAACCATAATTAACCACCTAAATTCTGTTTAATGACATTTACAAGCTGTTTCTTTATCTTTGGGGCTACACTCTGAAATGCTTTCGTGAGTGGTTGTCGTGGTGTTTTTCCGTAAGTATGGTAAAATTTACCGTCTTTCTTACTCTTATAAACCCAACCGCCTTTTCTTCCATCACCATGCAGTGCATATTCACCAGTACCAAATTCTTCCCAAATCGCATTTTCAAGGTCTGAACCTACAGCAACAGTTGATTCATCTTTTCCTTCATCAACCATATATTTGTAAGACCCCTTTGTTTGTCCGGTATCAACCCTGCTGTTTCTTTGAGTCTGTGCCTGTATTTCACCACCTGCTTCGTGAAGGAATCCAATAACCCCTTCCGATAATGCAGCTTTAATTTTTGCTGTGTTATCTGTAAATTCAACTGACATACTACTGACCTCCTATAAATCTTAAATAGATTTCTAAATGTTCATGCATATTCATAGGGTCATCAATCAGAAGGATTTCATACACTTCACCATTCACAACCATTCTTGCGGTGTCGCTTGTAACCCCAACAGCTTTAAGATCAGCGAAGTCACACAGAAAAATATGCGTACTCTCCTGAATCTTAGCTGAAAAGGTCGTGTGCTTTGAATCACCGGTGGATAAATCCAACCATCCAGGGATGGACACTGAATCAGTCCACTGGTTTACACCCTCGCCTATGGCATTTTTACCGCCACTCTCTTTCACTTGGAATAACGCCTGAATGTTACCTCCAATCATGTTAAAACCTCGCTTTCATGTAAGGTTTTAAGAATCCGAGTAAACTGACCGGATATCCCATCACCTGATTGTTAACGTCCTGGTCAAAGTAAGTCACAGAGTACCGTGACAGTGTCTCCGATTTAATCCCGGTCTTCGCTCTGTTCTTAACATCCCATTTCACAAGCTCCAGAACACCTGCACGGACATCAGCCGGATACTCTACCTTTGTGATCAGGTTTGTACTTTTGTACATCTCACGATCAACCCTGATAAACTTGTCTCCAATCTCTGTAATGGTGTACAATCCATCATTCACCATAGACTGTGAAATCTGGATTGTATCACCAACTTTCAGAAAATCTGACGTTCCGTACAAGCAATCACCAGAGCTGTCGGCAAAAAAACGGACAAAGCGATTTTGGAAATTATTATGCGTGTATGCTCTGATCATAAACTCGGCAGCATTCAGTTTTTCTGCAATTACTTCTTTATTTTGCGCTGTAAATTCCGGTAATTTCATCATCTCATCAACTGCCAATATCATCAGATCACCTTCCTTTTAGACTACTGCAGTACCGACTTTTGACTTGATAACTCCCATCTTCACATTCTTGCTGTTGAATTTCAGCTCATAGTTAGCTGATGTACCAAGTTCTGCAAATGTTGGAGAGTCTTTTGCAATATTGTCAACCAGAAGTGACAGACCATTCGGATGAAGGACCTTACCCTGTTTGGTATAGAATTTGTCAATACCTGCAGATGCCTCTGGATCGTAATTGGTTGTATACTGATTCTCATAATTTTTCTTGTCGCAGGACAGGAACGCACCTTCTCCAAACAGATAAGTAGAGAATACAGCATCAGCTGCAGAACCAGTCACTGTAAACCGGTCGGTCACAAGGACGTGCTTACCGGCAATAGTCGGAAGAGTAACCTCTTTCTGGATTACACCATTGACTACATATTTGTCAAAATCAACAAGTCCCATTTTCTGATATTCCTTGTAGATCATGGAATGCATAACCATCAGACCGAGTCCGCCAGCCATATCCCCAAGTGCCGCCTGTTCTGCATCATAAACAGTACCAGCTTCGATGTGTGTAGTGGTGTTCTTTGTTAAATCAGTCACATGATCTGACAGTTTAGCCACTCCCGTTACTGCCTTTGCAATATTCATTAACTCGTTTTCCCATACCTGCTGATAATATCCAACAATCTTACCTTTAATGTTTGTCATCGGATCAGCACCGGTCAGCTCTTTTGTAAAGTCTTTTGCCTGGAATGCTTTCATTCTCTGGATCATCATACAGGTCTGTTTACTTCCGGAAACTTCAACCGGTGTATTGTTGGTCATACCATCATTATTCAGTGCCTCCATTCCGTCCTCATTGATATCTAACGGCTTGTAAATCGGAATTGTTGCCACATTTCCTTTTTCTCCAATCAGATCCATAATACTTGAATCTTCCTGGATAATACCTGATGCAATAATTGGATTTTTCCAGTAATCCGCTTCCTGCATCATGCCTGCAAATACTTCTTCATCAAATGCAAATCCACCAAAATTTCCTTTCGGCATTCTTCATCACCTTTTTAACCTTTCTTAATGTGTATTTAACTGCTTAAATAAATCTGGATTTTCTTCTTTGAGCTTCATTCGCTCATTGAATCCCATCTTCAGGAACTGTTCTTTTGTGACTGTCTTATCGTTGTCACCGTTTGGAAGATTATTTTCAAGAATCTTTCTGTTATTCTGCTGATTGCCGTTGGATACCTGAAACATAGCCGGATCAGTGACTCATATGCCTCTGAATGTCCTTTTGGTACTTCCATTGTATCAGCATCTTCCGGCAGCTGACAATATTTCTGCTTAAATTCTTCAAAATCCTTTGATTTATCCAGTCCGAAAAATGCAGCACGTTCTTTCAGCTCTTCCAGCTCATCCTCATCCAGCGCCCATTTTGCACGCTGTAGCAGACAGCACCGACAGTTACAGACGTTCTTTGCAGAACCACCAACGCCAGGTGCTTGCATTTTCTCACCGCCAACATCAAACGGTTCATCTATTTCTCTGATCTGTCCGTCACATTCCCGATGTTCATCCCTTGTACGTCCGTCAAGCGTGGAATCCCACTGTTTGACTATATCAGCACCCTTTTTCTTTGCCTCATGCTGACCGTCAAGAGCTGCTTCATTCTGTATTCTATGTCCTTCCGTCCGGGCAATACGAATTGTTGAATCTGAGATATTATCCAGTTCAAGCAAGATTGAACACTGTTCAGTGGAACAACGCTGCTCCCATTCCCAACAAATATCATCAACCATATTAAAGGCTTCATCAGTGTCAGGAATCCAGATAATCAGACCATCTGTATTACTCTGAATCAGTTCAAGTCCCGGTACGGCTTCCAGATGCTCAATCAGATCTAGCAACATCAGCTGACCGTTGATACACATACAGTTATTGTTTCGCGGATCATATGCAGCATTAGTTGCGTCCTTCATTGCACCGCTCAGGGCATTCAGGATTTTCTTATAAGGGAGCTGTGCTTTTTTCCACCGTTTCGCTTCTGCTTTGTTTCCAGCCTTAGCAGCTGCAATCTGCTTTTTCTTCATGGTTTTTCTGGTATCGTATACCAATTTAAAATTATCGTTTGTTGCTGCTCTTGTAACTAACATCCATGCAATCAACAATGATGGATAGTAGTTATTTACATCTACATGAAGAATCTGACCTTTCCGGTGTACCGGCTTATCCGGCGCACCGTGTAGACCGCCAAAACCAAATGTGTGCGGTATTCCAGCCACGATTGTTTCAAGGTTCTGTGATTTATACCAAGCTTGCTTTAAATATTTGTCCTTATGTGCCAGATCCATAGACAGTGCTTCTTGCCTCTTCTGTTCAAACCAGTCCTGAACATATTTGTATTTTCTCAGTTTCAGGCACGGTAAGAAGAAAAAATCAAATTCATCTTCAAAGTATCTTCTGGTACATCCAAGGACTTTTGCCGCGATTCTTGCCTCACTGTCTCCGATATCAGACAGTCCGACAATATCCGGAAATGCCTGGATAATCCCATGCATTGCATTAAATTCACTGATCTTTTTAAGAAACACTTCAATGGTCTGTTCTACGTCATGCCGACAATACTTAACTGTCTGCTGGATCTCTTCCTGTGTCAGTCTTCTCCTGATCCGGAAGTCAACATCCGTTTCCTTTATATCGGATCCCATGAATCCTTCCAGTGTTTTCAGGCCGACCGGAGGGTTCGGCATTACGTCGTAATTGATCATTGAAATCTTATTGAATGCGAGAGAATATTGCCATCCTTCCTTTTTATCTACAATGATCCAGTCGTTGATCTTTTTCGGATTCATACCAAGCAGAATACCCTTAAATATATATTGATCATAATGTCGGTTGTTAAATCCAACCCATATGTCCTTCCTATTTGCTTCATATAAGGATTTTAGCTCATCACGGTTATTGATTATCACATATTCTTTTTTTGCAGTTACGTCGATGAGTACAGCAAGCCAGTCATACTCAAAAACTTCAAAATCATAGAAAATAATGATTATCACACCTACCTTTTTATTCCCGGAGGATAAACCTCCGGGTGTACTTTTTACATATCAAATGCTTCATTGATAACAATCGGGTTGAAGTTGTTGGCTTTGTATGTAATCGCTGCACCAACTTTCCCCTGTACTTCCTGGAAGATATCCAGAACACAGTCCGCAAAGTCCGCATAATTTACAAATTCCGGGATTGTCTCTGTTTCCAGCTTGTCCAGCCATGTAATAACTGACTTGATCGCCATTGCATTCGTCCACTTCGGTGAAGTATTTCCGGAAATCGTCCGGTTAAAGAAAATCTTTCTTCCTTTCTGATCACCGTCCAGAATATTACACTGGACTGAGAACATTAGCTTGTCCTTCGCCTTTGTCTCTTTGATTTCCATGTTGTCAAAGCTTACTTCGTATTCCCCGTCCGGAACATCCGTAAAGTTTGTTTCAGGGGCGTCCTGAACCTCTTTCTGTAACTCTTCCAGATCTACCTGTTCATCAAATGCGCTAAAATCTACTGCCATAATTTTTTACCTCTTCTTTCTTTAAAATAAATTTATATTTACTATGATCTTCTTCTACGTCTCTGACCCCTAACGTGCTGTTCAGGTGAGTTCATGGCACCGTCTAAAGGTTCATCAGGTGCAGGGTTCTTCTCCTGTGCAAGTCTTTTGACACCTGCATTAAATTCTTCCTTTGTAATTACCTCTCCACCTTCCGGTGAAATATCGCCAGCGTGTTTCATCACATAGTTATCGTCAGCAGGAATATAGAAATACGTGTCTGTGTCCAGTGTGATGGATTCAGAATCCGCTTTTTCAGTATTTCTTTCCTTACGTGTTCTTCTCGGTGGTTTCTGTAAATCTGGCTGCGGTACTGTATCAGCAACGTCTGCAGCTTCATCAAATGGGACTTCTTCCTGTCCAGGAAAAGCCTCATCCAAAGCTTCACTGACCTTTGCATCATGTTCTTCAATCTTCTGTTCATTCTCTGCCTGAACCTCTGATCTGCTCTTACGTGTTCTTCCGGTCTTTTCTTCCGATGCTTCTCCCTGAACTGAATCCGCTTTTTTTCCTCTTGTCCGTCTGCTTCTTCCTTCCGGTTTTTCAAGATCAGAGGCAACATCCTGATCAGCTTGTTCCATTTCGGCATCCGTCTTATAGTCTCCCATTTCATAGAAATTGCGGATCTTATCGGCTACATAATTCAAATCATTATCAATGGCGTATGCCGGAAACATCCCGATCGGACTCTTCACTGTGTCTTTTCCACTATTCTGTGTGTAGAAATAATACTTTCCTTCGTTCACGCCGGTCCTGAGGACGATTGTGAAAAGTCCTTCGATCGTGATTTTCTCACGAAGCAATTTCCCGATCAGCTTAATGGTAGTCACACCGTTTTCAAGGGTTTCGGAATGACTCAGGTAAGCAACGATCACATCATCTGGAAGACTCTTGCAGATCTCAATAATCTCAAAGTAATTTGCACCAAAGTCATTCCACTTATCCCATCCGTTTTCCTTAATACGATTCATGTACGGAACGGAAAGGATATATTGGAAATCATCAACCACAATGAGTTTCTTTCCGATGGCTGCCTGTTCTTTCATAAATTTGCAAATTTTACGTGATTCCGTTTCACCGTTCAGAGTTGTAAATTTACCCTTGAACGGTAACGGCTTACCGACCGGATTAACGATCGCTGTTGTTTCCGGATCGCAATTTCTCATACTGGTACTTTTTCCTGTACCTGATTCTCCCATAATCAAAACCATCTGTGCCATTTATTTATCCCCTTTCTTAAATAAGCCCATTAACTTCGTGAAAAGATTACCCTTTTCTTTCATCACATTCTGCTGTGACACCTTCAGGACCTGTCTGTTCTGAAAATGTTCAGCGGTTGCAACATTATTTCTGTAACTTCTGTGACTTCTCTGTTTGTGTTTCTTTGCACTACTCATTTTCTTCATCCTCACTTTCATTAGCTTTTAAATTTTCACCACATTTGATTGCATACCCATTTTTGACAATCTGCACTATGCTCTCTGGATCAATCCATGCAACCATTTCTCCGGTATCTTCTTTGTATACCTGATACTGCATTATTCATCACCTTCTTTCACAGTACCTGATTCTTCCGGTACACCTGTTTCATTGAATCTGTCGAGTTTTCCCGGTTCAAGGAACTGGGCCGCCCAGAAATCTGCAAAGTGTACAATAATCTGTACAACCTCTTCATGCCCTTTCAGATCATATGCCAGACTACCATATGCCCCGTCATGGTAGAAAATAGCATGTTCCTCTTCCTCAGTAAGATCTATGTAACGTGCTGCCAGCTCTACTGATCTGAGCGGGTGGTCAATGTGGCATAAATCCGGGCTGACTTTAAAAGGTTTTGCTTCAGATCTCTTATACTTCTGTTCCGGATTTTTTTTGGTTGGTCTTCCATCCTGGATCATGTTCTCCACATAATACGGACTTCCATATCTCCCACACTTACCGAGATCATGCAATCCGGCTGCAATAATCACACTGTTGTGAATCTTGTTGTATGCCTCACCTCCGAGTAATGTCACACCGATTTTTTCTGCATACTGCATAACATTTACTGTATGCTCCAGAAGGCCGCCGTCTTTACAGCAATGATTCCCACCAGACGCCGGAGCATCATAAAATCCAAGCTCCTGCATGAAACCCAGTAGATCTTCCATTCCCTCTCTTTCCGTGGAAAGCATCACTTTACGGAAATATTTAATCTGTTCTGTTCTTGCCATTTTAACTCTCCTTTTCTAACTTCTTTTTCCAGTCTGACTGGTATTTTATATTTTCGAGATACCAAGCATTATCCTGTTCTTTGTGTTCATTGAACTCTCTGAACTTTTCAAAATCCTTTGGATATAGTAAAATCCCATAACCGCCAGACGCTCTGATTTCTTGCAGATTATACAACTGTAATAGGCTCGGCTTACCGTTTGGAGCTTTTACCTCTATACCGAGGAACATACCATCAGAACAACACAGTATGTCAGGTATCCCTTTTTTCGTATAAGCTGCACCGCCCCAGTATTTTAGCCACCAGCAACCATAATCATCCAGGTATCTTTTTACTTTGTTTTCAAAGTTTTTTTCTGCTGCCATTCACTCACCTTCTTTTTAAATGATGTACAACAGTAATCCCGTGATTGCTCCATACACCGGTTCTTTTCTACACAATCACCACACGTCATAATTCATCACCACCTTCAAACCAATTGTTTGCATAACCGAATAATGTCAGCCAGGTTGTATTTACGCAACAGATATAAAAGGGGATCCATGATTGTCCATCTACAAAGCACGCTGAAATCAGAAATGATAAAATATTCAGCTTTGCCATACCTAAAAGCACTTTATTTTTCAAATAAGTCATCGGTTAATTCCTTCCCTTCCCGTAATGCTGCAAGATTCCTTTCTTCAAAACTTCCCTTTACCAGTAGGTAATAGTAGTAACATGGTCTGTTCTGACCGATTCTGTGTATACGCTTCTTTGACTGTTCCCAAAGATCACAAGACCCTTTTCCAAGTGGCAACGTAAAGTACACAATCTTATTTGCTTTCTGATAGTTACCACCCATTGCCCCGGCTTGGTACTGAACAAATGTGACACTGTTATCTACACATTCATAGGCATACATTGAACGTCCTGAACCATTTACAAAACTGACTTCCCTGTTGAGTGATTCACATATTTTTCTAAGTCTTGTCAGTTCTTCATTGAAGTTATAAAACACAATCAACCGATCTTCTGTTGATTCCAGTAAGTCCCTGAATGCTTCCAGTTTTTCCTTATGCCATTGACCGCACAGCTGTCTGCAATATAATGTTTTGGTCAGGCTATTATCACCGATCAACTCAACCCTTGGTGTCACATCTTCACCTTCAAAATCTGAATCATCTTTGAATCTGACTAAGTTCCTTGTATCAAGTTCCAAGTAATTGTGTTTGATGAAAAACTTATATTCATTTGTGATCTTCAAGAAGATTTTCTGTTCAGTCTGTTCAGGCAGTTCAATCACTTCTTCTGTTTTCATGAACACAGCACCAAACTGTGTAAGTCTTTTCTTTAAATGCTCAACGTGCTTATATCCTGTGATTACTTCTTTCTTGTACCCATCACCGTTTTCAATCCATTCCGTCTGAACATAAGAAGCATAAAAGGCTTTCTTGTTAATGTCCCAACCTAACAACTTAAGCTGTGACCACAACCGTTCATACTTTCCTGCGGTTGGTGTACCTGACAGCAAGATCACGCTTTCCGGTTGTAACTTCAATATGAATTTTGACCGTTTAGCGTTTTCGTTGCATATAAGGCTTCTTCCAGTCTTCAGATTGTGATGAAATGCAATCCATTCCATTTCATTGTCAAACTGTAAGATCTGCTCAAGGCAGGCCTCTAAAATTTTTTTCATTGATTTTTCACCTACTTTCTGCTACGATGTAGCTGTTAATATTTTTCTTTGCCCCGTAGAAACTGGTACTTTCTATGGGGTGATTTTTTATGCTGGAATAAACTTGTTGATGAAGTACTGCTGACCTCTTCCGGTAACCTTTGTGGTCCTGCTGATCCTGATAGAACCATCAGGGTTATTGATTGTCGTTTCTTTAATCTCAAATAATCCAAGTTCCATACCTTTCTGTGTCGGCATGTTCCTACTTGAACCACCTTTGATCAGGTAACCATTGTCACGCATCCAAGTAAATAATCTTCGCTGCCCGGTTTCCACACCGTTCTGTTTCAGCAGCTTTGCCAGTTCACCGATCAGGATAGAGGTATGACTGGCTGCTACCGCATCCGCAAAGATTTCTTTCGGTCGCATACGCTCCACATCCTGCGCCAGTACCGCATTGTCCTGTTTCAGTAACTCGATTCTCTTATCAGCCACTTTCAAAGCACGTGCCATGATCTGTTCCGGCGTATTCCATGCTTTTTCGAGGTCGATGAAATACTGACGGATCTGCTTTCCCTCTGGCGATCTCTGAAGCATGCAAATCTGTTTAGCCATATCTACAGAAATCAGGTAATCTACTCTGTTTTGTCCACCATTACAACCGCTTTCCAAATTTGGAAAGCACTTTTTGTAATCCACTTCAGTAAATCCATATTCACACATACGGTCAAACCATGTTGTGAAATTACTTCTAATACCTAACCCTGTATGTAAGGCTCTGGCTGACACTGTTGGTTGCCCCCCATCATAATTGATGGGGATTAATGCAGTAGTCATTATTCGCCACCTTCTTTCTTTTCATCTTTCTTACTCATTGCGGCTGCTGTTGCAATCGTTCCTTCCAGATAACCACGCTCACGCTCTGTCATGGATGGTAACTTATCTGCAAGGTCTTTGATGATCTTCTTCTGTTCTTCTGACATATATTCCACTTCCTTTCTGTGTTGTGATATACTCCCTGTTAGAAGGGAGGTGTTATTGTGGAACTAACCAAAAGAGAACATGATATTTTGTATGACTGGATTACTTTTAACCTGATTCCCATTAAATCCTTCAACGATAGAAAAACTTCCTACGGTTTGAAACATATCTTTGAAGCAGATGAATGTGGTTTCTATGTCACCAATGACGATTTCAAAGAAGTCATGGTTGAACATGGTTTTAAAGTGAGAAATCCAAACGATATTAATTGGATTTTCAATATTTCCAGCCGGTCACCAGCCTTTAGGAAATAGTCCCTGGCATGTTGGGTATCATGTTTTTAATGGGTTCTTTTAAAACGACCTCATGTACTGCAAAGTCCTCTACTGCATGATACCCAGCGTTGTTCAACACTTTTGTCAATGTTGTTTTTCCTGATTTCTGTTCTCCTTTGACAACGATTGTTTTTCCACTTCTCAAGGCTTCTTTCAGTCTTGCGGCTTCCTTTTTCCCAAGTAGTTCCACAAGATAATCATTCCTCTCCATTCTTTTCACCATCCTTTCTTTGACCTGCCATCATCAGTACCGGGTGGTCATTCCCGGCAGACGGTCATTGCTGACCGTTTCGACTAACATGCAATGAATTCAACAGTACCGAGACATTCATTTTTCTCTTTCAAGTCATATGCCACACCCATAGCCATTAGATAGAGGCTCTTTTCATCCCTATCATCCAAAAGCTTAATAGGTCTTGTAATCTGTTCATCGTTATCCATGTTTGTGTAATGTGCTTCAAATAAATACATCCCTCATACCTCTCTTTCCACTTTAAACAGCCAATCGGTTTCATCTTCTGTAGATACGCCAAAATATTCATTTGACCGGTTGAAGTAATAGCGGATACCGTAGAACTGTCTGATTGCCATCTGGAATATTTTCCATTGTGCCTGACACCAGTCAGCGGCTTTTCTTGCTGTCCGGTATTCCTGTCCTGATGGATCAAATCTGAATTCTTTAAGTTTAGCCAGCCAGTGATCCCAAGCTGTGATACATTCTTTCAAGGTACTTCCGAACTCTGTCTTTAAGAATTCCTCTTTGTTCAGTTCCAACATCGTTACTTGCCTCCATTTTTTTTGATTTTTCCAATTATCATTTCATTCTCTTTTTTATACTTCCGGTCAGGCGATGGATGGTCTGAGTGACCGGAAGCTGGCTACATAAACAACAAAGTACTGTGTCCTCTCGCTAGTTGATTCTTCCGTTTAACTGCTTCTTGGTTAAGGAGTAAAGTCACTATTGGCTAGTGCTAAACTGTTTTCTTCAATTAGTACAGCTCACTTTGCTTTCTTGTCCTACAGTTCCTACTTTCTTCAACTGTTTTGCCGGGTCATGTTTATTCTTCACACACTCTGTCTGATACATTTGTCAGCATAACTACCATGTTACTTGTGTGTAGCCCTATCGCTTCACCCGGTCTTTCCTGCTTGCTCTGTTGCTTATGAGACTATTATATGTGCTATGCAGACATTTGTCAACAATATTTTTGTTGTTTTTAGCACTTTTTGTTGCTGTTAGCACATTTTTCTATTGTATTTCTTATAAGAATGCGGTATAATTAGTAACAGAAAGAGAGGTGAGAAAATGAACGAACGTCTTAAGAAATTAAGAAAAGAATTAGATATGACTCAACAGGAATTTGCAGACAGGATTGGAATAAAACGAAACTCTTTAGCAAATTACGAAACAGGCAGAAATACACCGATTGATGCAATTATCGTATCAATATGTAGGGAATTTAATGTCAATGAAAACTGGCTGAGGACTGGTGAGGGTGAAATGTTCGTAGAAATGTCTTATGATGATGAGATCGCACAGTTTGTCGGTCAGGTGATGGGTGAGGAAGATGATTCTTTTAAAAAAAGGTTAATTTCAGGACTTGCAGCTCTGGACGATAACGGATGGAAAGTATTGGAAGATTTTCTTGATTCCATACAAACAAAAAAGGACTGATTTATTTCAGTCCTAACATCCCTCTGATGAAGTAATACACATGTCTTAACTGTGTTTCACTTACTTCGTTCAGCATATCAATTATAAGTTTTTTGTAATCCATATGTAGACCTCCTTCCGAAACGGAACACCCGTTCGCTTCACCCTGAATATATGATACATCAGTATTCACAGGAAATCAATATTTTTTCGAACGTTTGTTCTGTTTCTGTGCGTTTTTTGTTATATTTATTATAACGCTTTAATGTGTGAAAAGGTCAGTCAGAGGATAATCGTCCGGTTAACCGGACACTTATTTAACATCAGAATCAAACAGGTCTGTAATACGACAATTCAGGCCTATAGCAAGCTGTTCCAGTGTCTTAATCTTAGGGTTTGAATCCTCTTCCATGTCTTCATGAATTGTGGATTTTGAAACACCGGACATAATGGATAGCTGCCGAACAGACAAATTTCTTTCGTATATGATTTTGGACAATAATATTTTCATGTGGTTATTATTCCCGGAATATACGGAAGTTATAAGGGGGGGGGACTTAAGAAATGCGGTCTAACAAGGAACATTCACACTTGTATTATAAAATCTTTGGAGTCATCTTTTTAATTTTGGGAGTACCCTTTTCACTGATGGGACTAATCATAATTTCTTCTGGAGGAGTAATCCTCCTGGTTCCGTCAGTACCATTGGTTTTCTTCGGAATTAAGTGGGTGCGAAAAGCCAAACAATTGAAATTAGCAAGATCCGAACGAATGGAGTCACAGACAACTACCTATAAACCAGTAAATGAGCCTCTTTCAGAGTCTGTCAAAACATCTCCTGAACTTCCACCGGAACAATCAGAAGTACCAAGTGCCGAGGCTACAGTATCAATAGCGTGGGAACTCAATGGCGAACCAGTCAGTAACCTCAATGATACAGAAGAACCGGAAGATGAAGATGATTTTCCGTGGGGATGGTTTACGGAAAATAAGGGATTTACAGATCAGATAAAACGAGAATATTCCCATTATCTTCATACCTGGGTTGATTCATGTAATAAATCTCCACGGGAGTTATATTCATCACTTAAATCGTTTGTACGATATATGAAAGATGTCCAAAAGTTGTGCAAACGTAAAGGAAAATATTTTGAACTTTGGTTTGATGAAGTCCTGACAGGAAAAGGTTATCTGGAAACACGTCAAAAAGAACTGGATGATCTTTCAGAAAAGTGGGTTGATCTACAGAAAGCATATGAAATTAAAGAGGAAAAGCTTACTCACCTTGACGATGATATCTGGAATCTACTCACACTTAACGGATCAATGTTACAAACTGACATTTATAAGAATTTTGACTCTAATTTAAAACAGGATATTCAGGAGAAATTATACATCTGGAGTATATCTGGAAAAATCTCAAGAGTAAAAGAGGGACGCACGTACAGAGTCTCACCAAAAACTGAATAAATTCACTCAGTTCAGTCTACGGTTGGTTACACTTCGGTTACGGTTAAAAATAGCCTAAAAAGTGCTTCAAACCCTTATAAATCAAGGAAGTTACGGTTTCTACGGTTACACTTAAAATCCTATTCCTATATATTTTATATTTTTACTTTTTCCCTATTATTTTTTTATTAACTAAAATTAAAATAATAAAGAAATTAAAATATACCGTAGACAACCGTGTAACCCTTGCAAATACTGGGTTTGAACCGTAGACAGGTAGTGTAACCTACTGTAACCTAGTGTAGAAAATTAAAAAAAAGTGGCGTCAGCTGCGCCAACAGCCAACGCCAGACTGTAAAACCAGATCAAGAATGAAATGATATTACCAATCCTAATTCCAATTATATCATTTCATTCCTGTAGTTTCAATGAAAGAAAGGAATGAATATCTATGGGAAAAAGAAACCCAAACGGCTATGGCTGTGTTACTAAATTAAAAGGTAACAGATCAAGACCATGGTGTGTTAAAGTTACCATTTATGATGCAGAAGGACGTGCCAAACAGGCTCCGATCGGATATGCTGAGACCGAAGAGAAAGCCAATATTCTCTTGGCACAATACAATAATAACCCATGGAACGTTGACCGGGAGAAAGTGACTCTTCTCGATCTGTATCATCGTTGGGAAAAAATCAAACTCCCGAAGCTCGGGAAATCCAGTCAATCTTGTCTTCGGTCTGCTTTTAAACATTGTTCAAAGTATTATGGTATGAAGTATCGGAATATCCGGTCATATCATATGCAGGAGTCAATTGATAACTGCGGTTGTGGATATGCCACCCAAGGGCATATCAAAAGTCTATGGGGACACCTTGATGAGTTCGCATTTGAAATCGACCTAATTGATAAAATGTATTCACAGATTACAACATCACCACCAGCATCAGAAACAAGCCGAACACCTTTTACAACAGAACAGATTGACGCTATCTGGGAAATTAAAGACCAACCTTATGTGGACACCATCCTGATCTTTTTATATACAGGATTTAGAATAGAGGAATTATTGACCATGACAGTTGATCAGGTGAACCTGGACGAGTGGTATTTTCAGGGCGGTATAAAATCTGCATCTGGAAAAAATCGTATTGTTCCAATACATGACAGGATCAAACCTCTTGTGAAGAATCTGGTTAATCAAGGTAATACCTATTTATTTTCCTATGACGGTAAAAAATTCAATGCAACCACTTATCGGAATAATGTCTGGTACAAAGTGTTGGAACAAATTGCACCAGGCAAGACACCACATGAGGCCAGACACACGTTTGAAACATTTTTGGATGATGCTAAAGGGAATCGGAAGTGTATCGATATGCTGATGGGACACAAGTCAAAAGACGTGGGAAACAGAGTATATAATCACAAGACACTAGATCAGCTAAGAGAGACTATAGCACTGCTAAAATAA